GAGCCGCGTTCAACATGCTGGCTTTCGCGACGGATATGATCGGCGGCGAGCTGGGATTGACGAACTCCAGCCCGGCTGGGGCCTTCGGTACAGTGCCAGTGGCATCGCGTGCGGCGGAGAGCATTGTCGGGTCGGCGGTGCAGGTAGAGGGCCTGACGCCAGAGAAGTACGTCAACGAGTTCTATACGACGAAGAACCATATCACGCAAATCTATCAGTCGGCCAAAGCGGCGGCGACCAGTGGCGATGTCGAGCGGGCGCAGCAAATGCTTGCCGGTGTCCCGGGCTTTACGCGGGCACGTAGCATCGTGAACCGTGCAGCGCCTAAAATCGGGGAGCTTAACACCGCTATCAGGAACACCTACTCCGACAAGCGTCTCAGTCCGGCCGAGAAGACAGAGCGTCTCGAGCCCCTGATCCGGCAGCGGAATACCCTCGCCCGACGGGTTGTCGAGGCTGTCGAGCAGATCGAGGAAGCGCAGGGGCAGACCTTCCGCGGCGCGGCGTAGTCTATGCGCCCCATTCGTCCGGGTGAGATCGAGCGGCTCATTGCCCGCGCCGAGGCCGTCAAGACACGAGCCTTCGGCGGGGTCGAACAACTGTCCCGCATCCCTGCTCCGGTCGAGTTCGGCGAAACCATTCTATCCAGCCCGCTCGACCCTTGGCAGCGGGAGTATATGCTGGCTGCACCGGATCAGGCGCGCATCGGGATCGCCGCTTCGCGGCAGGCGGGAAAGAGCGCGGTGACGGCACTTTTCGTCGCGTGGTGCCTGCTCTTTGTACCCGGGTTCCAGTGCCTCGTGGCGTCGCGCTCTCTCCGGCAGGCGGCGCACTTTCTGTCCAAAGTACGGGATGCTGTGCTTGCCGTGATCCCGCGTGACGCGATGGTGCAGCTCAACCGGTTGTCGCTCGAGCTCCCGAACGGGTCCGCCATCATCTCCATCCCTTGCGCCCAGCCTGACGCGGGCCGCGGGTTCTCGCCGGATCTCGTCATCCTCGACGAGGCGGCGTTCGCTCCCGAAGCGCTGTTCGGCGCCATCACTCCGTCGCTCGCGGCCACCAACGGCGCGCTGCACATGCTGTCCTCGCCGAACGGCCGACAGGGGTACTTCTTCGACGCGTTCGAGGGGGCGGCGGAGGAGGTGTTCTGGACGCTCAAGGTGATCTGGAGCGACTGTCCACGGATCAGCCCGGAGTTCATCGCGCACGAGAAAATTGCGCTCGGCGACATCCGGTTCCGGCAAGAGTATATGAGCGAGTTCCTATCGCCTCTCGGCGCTTACTTCGGCAGCATGGCACTCAGGGCGTTCGAGGAGGGAGAAGACCCACCGCTCGAAGACCTCGAGCTGATGGATATGGAGTTCATGGCCGACCGGCACATGCCCACGCCAGAGCCCACCGTCGACGACTTGCGCGCCGCGCTCGACCGGGCGGATCGGGTGTCGCGCCTGTTCTATGGGGATTAGATGAGCGTCGAGATATTCAATTCCTCCGCGGACTGGCATGACAAGGGCTACTATCTGCGCCACCCGCCGCTGATGATCGCCTCCTACGACCCGGCGGGAGATGGCAACGACTACGACGCACTGGTCCTGACGGCGCGCGAGGAGTTCCAGAAAGGGGAACCGCACGACCCCGACTTTGCCGTCGAGATCATGTTTCGGGTGCTGATGGCCTATCGGATCCCGCCCGATTTCGAGGTACCCGACAAGATCGCCCAGCTCTTGCGGCTGCACCGCACCCTCAATATGTGGCGCGACGCGGGCCGCGCACATGGTCATATCTTCACGGTCGAGACCAATGGGGTCGGGTATGGCGTGGCGTCCACGCTGAAGAGCAAGATCGGCGGCCACGTCATCCCTTATCACACTGTCGCGACGATTTCGCACAATGAGCCCTTCGTGGAGAAGAAGGTTGCCATGCCGAGGCTGGCTGCTCTCGACCTTGTCCGGCTGCTCCTCGAGACGCATCACCTTCGCGCTGCGAAGGATGCGCCGGGGCGGGAGTTGCTCATGGCAGAGCTGCAGTCCTTCGTCTGGCGTCGCGCCAACCGGCCCGAAGCCCTCGCAGGGCAACATGACGATCTCCTTATGGCGATGACCGGGGGCATCTGGATCGGATCGAAAGTCGTTCCACCGATCCTGAAGGCGAAGCGCTACCGCAAGCAGTCGCGTGTTCACTAGAAAATTGCCCTGACCCTGCACATCGCGTAGGGTGCCAGACACCGGGAACGAGAGGTTCGCATGGCCGACGGCAATCTTGTCGTGGAGACCGACGCTGAGACGGGCGATATCGTCTACTACACGCCGGAGCAGAAGAAGGTTCCGCGCGAGCGCCGTGGTGGCCACTTTGCCAACCTCGCTTACGAGCTGGACCTGTCGGATCTGGCCGCGGTCGCGGCAACCCTCTACGATCTCGTGATCGATGACGAGGAGGCACAGTCAAGCTGGGCTGAAGAAGCGGCAGACCGGTGGAAACTGCTCGGCGTCGGGCACAAGCGCGACGCTCAGATCGTGGAGGAGGGGGAAGACAACTCCGATCATCCGCTCCTTCTGACTGCGCTCACCCGGTTTCAGAGCAAGGCCCTCAGCGCCCTGATGCCGTCCCCGACCAAGGTGTGCCGTGCCGAGGCCATCGAGGACGTTTTCCAGATTGCCGACCCGCAGCAGCGTGACCAGCGCAAGGAAGACCTCGAGCAGGCGGCTGACCGCGTCGAGGATTTTTACGCCGACTACCTGCTCGACGTGCTGCCGAACTACACGGGCGACACCGACCAGATCCTCTACGACTGCGGGCTCGAAGGGCTCGGCATCCGCAAGATCGTCACCGACCGGACCCGTCGTCGGACGCCGGTGATGCCCGAGTACACGGCGCTCGACAGCATCATTCTGAGCTACAACACGCGGAACTTCCGACTCGGCCGGTTCGCGCACCGGATCGATATGGATGTCAACGACATCGTGCGGAGGATGCAGTCCGGCGCCTACCGTCCGGTCGACATCGGAATGGGCACGGACCCTGACAAGGGCCCGCTCACCGCTGCCCGGGATGAAAGCCTCGGTCTCGACAATGTCCACTTCATGGGGACCGACACGCATCGGGTCTACGAGGTCTACTGCGATCTTATCCTGAACGCCGACCTGCACCCATCGAGCCTTGCGCGGCCGTACATCGTCACGCTCCACAAGGATACGCGCGAGGTGATGAGCATCGTCCGCAACTGGCGCCCGGACGATATCGACGAGACCCCTATCGAGCATTTCGTCGGGTATGTCTTCCACCCCGGCAAGGGGCTCCGTGCGATGGGGCTGGGGCATATCCTCGGGAACATCACGCGCGCGCTGCGGGATGCGCAACGACGCGGTCTCGAGGCGGCCTACTTCCAGAATCACCCGAGCGGGTTCAAGCTCGCATCGTTCACGATCCGGGACGAGGCGGAGCCCATCGGAAACGGGCAGTTCAAAGCCGTCGACGCTCCGGTGAACGACATCCGCGCCGCGCTGATGATGCACCCGTTCGAGGGACCGTCCCCCGGCCTGATCCAGCTGGCGCAGCACCTCGAGCAGAATGGTAAGGAGCTCGGGGGCATCGCGAGCATCGACTTCGCCCAGCTCATGAAGGCGGGGGTTACCGCTGGTCCGGCACTCGCCGCCTACGAGGAGAGTGCGGAGTTCCAGACTGCCGTCCACCGGCGCCTCTACGACGGCCATCGTGCCGAGTTGACGCTCATCCACGAGCGGATGCGCGAGATCGTCGGCAACACGGAGATCACCTACAAGAACGGGCGCAAGAAGCTGATGCCGGGCGACCTCGCGGTCGTCGATCTGCTCCCGCAGATGCCGCCGGGGTTCGTTTCCCGGCAGAAGCAGATCCTGCAGGCCGCGGCGATCTTCGAGCTTTCTGGGCAGGCGCCCGATGTGATCAACCGGCGTCGCGCGGTCGAGGAGTACCTGCACACGTTCAACCGCCCGGACATCGACGAGTTCATCATCCCAGAGCGTCAGGAGGTGCAGCCGGCCGACCCTGCTTCGGAGTACGCTGCACTTCTGCAGGGTCAGCCCGTGCGGGCCGGGGTGATGCAGAACCATCAGGCACATATCGAGGCCCATACCGTGCAGCTGAAACTGCTGCAGGCCAGCTCCCTGCCGACCGACAGCGGCGACGCAGTGGCAGCAGCCTTGACAGCGCATATCGCAGAGCACATGGGTCAGGATCAGATCGTGCAGGTCTCGAGCCGTCTCGGTATCCCGGTGCAGCAATTCGGGCAGCTGCCGCCACAGGTCGAGGCGCAGGTCGCTCCGCGGATCGCCGCCGCGATCACGCAGCTCGAGGAGCAGAGGCGGCCGCAGGAGGAGAGCCGGGCGGAGATCGAGTGGGCGAAGATCCTCGCCAAGGGCGAGGTCGATGCGCGCCTCGCCGAGATCGAGGCGGCAAACGAACAGAGGCTCGAGACCATGAAGGCAGCTTTCGAGCGGCGGTTGCAGGAGATGAAGGACGAAGCCGCTGCGGCGCGCGAGGAGGCGGACAACGAGGCGGCGATCCTCATCGCCGAGATGAAGGCCAACACTGGCAAGGACGCCGGCACTCGGGCGGCGACTGGCGCCGGCGCAGGCGCCAATGCCGACGCGACACCCTGACCGGAGGAGACACCATGGCCAGCAACAACTTCAAGAGCCCCGGGGGCAGCTCCGGCAGCCTGCGGACCCGGATCGCGAGCATCCGGGGGACGCCGGTGCAGGACAACGTGCCCGCGCCGCCGCCGGACAAGAACCGCGAGTCGCTCTTCAATCGTAGCCTCCGCGCGTCGGAGGCTCGGGGGATCGATCCGCGGGCGGAGAAAAACCGTGTCGGTGGCGCGATCACGCGCCGCTTCGAGCCCTACAGCTGGATGCAGGGCGCGATCCAGAAGGGTCTGCCCCCCAACAAAGCGCAGGCGCTCCGGCGGGCGTACAGTCGCAAGGCGATGGGCCGCCGGATGCCGAAGATGTTCGACCGGATGATGGAGCGCCGGCTCGGCATGGAGCAGGCTGAGCAGGCGGAAGAAGGCCGCCGGGGCAAGGCGCTCTACGGCGGCACGGGGGTCGACCCCACCCTCCCCGCGGACGAGAGGGCGCGGGCGTATCTCGCCCGGAGGGAAGACTGATGAGCAAGCCGGCTCTCCTCAACCCGACCGACACTGAAGCCGCCGCGGTCAACGAGATGATGGCCGCCGTGCAGCGCCACATCGACCATCTGCAGAACACGATCCTGCGCACGGAGCTCGACCACGACGCGTATCTCAGGACGTATGCCGCGCTCGACCGGCTCCGGCGGGTGGCGGACGACATGACCGAGATCAAGAAACGGAGGTTCAACTGATGCTCATGCCGAAGCGGCCCGGGGTGATTCTGCCCCAGCACGAGCGCGCCGCCGTCGAGCGCCAGAAGGCGCGAGACGCAGCGGCAGCGGGCTCGATTTCGGGGGGCAAACGGCACCGGATCGACAGCGACGACTTCATCTCCCCGGCCGAGGTGCAGGCTCAGCTCGACAAGCTGATCACCTACGTCGTCGAGCGCCGCGAGGAAGAGCCCGACTACCAGCTCCTTCGGCCGCTCGGGTGGAAGATCACGATCCTGATGCTGTCGATCCCCGAGACCACGGCGGGGGGCGTGCATATCGTCGACGAGGCGCGCAATGCCCGAGAGATCGCGACGCCGCAGGGCATCGTGCTGGATCTCGGGTCGCTCGCCTACAACGACCCCGCCCGGTTCAGTGTCGACGGCGAGCTCAAGCCGTGGGTCAAGGTCGGGGATCGTATCCAGTGCGTGAAGTACGACGCGCACATGTTTCAGATTGCCAATGGGCAACGGCTCGCCTCTCTGAACGACACGCAGCCCGTGGCCCTGATCGACAGTGGATGGGAGGTGCCCTCGTGATCACCGGATTCTCTTTCCTTTCCCGCGTCCGCCCGTTTCGCGACGAGGCGGAGAGCGGCAGCGGCGGCGGAGGTGACACCAGTGCCGCGTCCTCGGCTGGCGGCGACCGGGTCGCGCAGCTCGAGAGCCGTCTCAACCGGGTCATGGGTGCCGTCGAGAAGATGGCGAGCCAGACCAAGGCGCAGGAGACCAACGAGCGGATCGGTCAGCAGGAGCGGGCGCTCGAAGCAGAGGTCTCCGAGGCGCAGAAGAAGATCGACGCGGCCGAGGCCAAGCTGGCGCAGGAGTACGACACCGGCGACGGGGCGAGCTATGCCAAGGCGCAGCGCGAGCTGGCCGAAGCCATCGCCAAGAAGGAGCGCGCGGATCTCCGGCTCGACAACCACAAGGCCGCCGTCGAGCGGATGAAGAAGACGCAGTCCGGTGAAGAAGCGGGCAAGTCCAAGAACCTCGACACGACCAACCTCAACAACTGGCGGCAGCGTCATGCGTCGTGGTACGGCATCGATCAGGACATGACCCGCGCTGCGCACGAGATCCATCGACAGATCGAGGCGGATGCGGTACAGCGTGTGGGATCGAAGGAGTATTTCGACGAGATCGACAAGCGCATGGCACAACGGTTCCCCGACAAGTTCTCCGGCTCGGCCACCACGCCCGACACTGCGTCGGGTGCCGGGCGCGCGGCGGCGTCGGGTCAGGGCAAGAGCCGCGCCGGGCGCATCCCCGAGGCCGTCGCCGACTCGTGGCGTCGCATGGGGATCAAGGTCGACGACCCGAAGGTGGTCGAGCGGATGCTCAACCACCGCCAGAAGCTCGTCGACAAGGGGGTGCTTCCCTCCGAGATGGTCAGGGACAGGGTGGTGCAGCGATGAGCGAGAAAGATGACCCCACTTCGCGCGCCGAGCGTGGGGAGCGCAGTCGGACCTCGGCGGCCAAGGCCCGGGTCAACGACACTCGCGAAGCCGAAGAGCGCCCCATCATGGACCACTGGTCGCCGGCGAACGTCCTCGAGACGCCGCCCCAGAAAGACGGGTACGCGTATCGCTGGATCGCCGAGTACGTGAACGGCACTCACGTTCCCCGCAATGTGCAGATGGCGCTCCGCGAGGGGTATGTCCGGGTGACGATTTCCGAGCTCCCCGACGATTTCCTCGTCGACGAGGACATGCGCGGGGACAACTACGCGCGGACCGGGGGCCTCATCCTGATGAAGCTGCCGCTCGAGTTCGCCAGGCAGCAGCGCAAGTACTACCGGCAGCGTATGGAGACGGCGGTGGCAGGCGCCAACCAGCTTCAGGGGGTCTCGGGGGCGTTCCCGCAGCTCTCTGAGGACCGCGGATCGCGGGTTCTCACCGGTACCGACGCAGAGCGGGCCATCAATCGCATGAACACGGGCTAAGGGAGCAGCACAATGGCTGGCAATGGGCTCAGGCTCGTGAGGTCGCAGGGGATGGAGGGGTTCACCGGGAACCTGACCGAATACCCCGTTGCCGATGACAACACGGACGCGATCTTCACGGGCGACGTCGTCACGCTGAACGGCGGTTTCGTCGAGGAAGCGTCCGGCGCGACCTCGGGCGAGGACTTCGACATCCTCGGCGTCTTTCAGGGGTGCCGGTTCATCGATGCCGACGGCAGCATCGAGTACCGCCGACACTGGGATGGGCTCGCCGGCCGGTCGGACGTGAAGGCGTTCGTCGCCGTTCCGCCGCACTCGGTGTTCTACATCAAGGGCACCGCCGGGACGACCTACACGCAGGCCGACATCGGCGTCCGCAAGGGCATCGTCTACGCCGCCGGTGACGCCACCACGGGCGACAGCCGGATCACGCTCGGCGCCAACGCCGCGACGGGGCCGCTCATCGTGAACGCCTCGCCGACCTTCCCGGCAACACCTTCGGGGTGGACGAGCCGGTCTTCGAGGTGCAGGTGGTCCGCTCGCTCCTCTTCCCGCAGCTCGCATCCTAAGGAGGCGCACCAATGCCCACCATCAATCGCGCTGCGCTGAAGGAGCACCTCTGGCCCGGCATCATCGAGTTCTTCGGCCACGAGTACGAGGACTACGCGGAGGAGTTCGGCTACTATTTCACCACGCGGCAGTCGACGAAGGCGTATGAGGAGTACGTCATGGAATCGGCCTTCGGGCTGGCCCCGGTCAAGCCGGAAGGCGCGCCCATCGTGTTCGACGACGCCGGCGAGGTCTGGAAGGGCCGCGTCGAGATGTTCGCCTACGCGTTAGGGTTTGTGATCACGCGTGAGTCGGTGAACGACGACCAGTACCACGATCAGGTGCCGCGCTACAGCCGGGCGCTCAAGCGGTCGATGAAGATCACGAAGGAGGTCCG